ACGATCCAGACGCGTTAAATGAATATTACCGTCAATTTCCAAGAACAGAACAGCACGCATTCAGAGATGAATCAAAGCAATCCATATTTAACTTAACAAAAATATATCAACAGATAGATTATAACGAAGAGTTAAGAAATAACACGATGGTTACACAAGGTAACTTCCAATGGAAAAACGGTATTAAAGATACGGAGGTAATATTTTATCCTAATAAAGATGGTAGATTTTATATTACATGGGTGCCTAACCAAGAGCAACAAAACAATATAATAATAAAAAATGGTATTAAATATCCAGGAAATGAACACATGGGCGCCTTTGGTTGTGACAGTTACGATATTAGTGGTGTCGTTGGCGGCGGCGGCTCTAACGGAGCTTTACACGGATTAACTAAGTTTTCAATGGAGGATGTGCCTCCAAATCATTTCTTTTTAGAATATATCGCAAGGCCTTCTACCGCCGAAATGTTTTTTGAAGATGTATTGATGGCTATGGTATTTTACGGCATGCCAATACTTGCAGAAAACAATAAACCAAGATTACTTTATTATATAAAAAGAAGAGGGTACAGAGGTTTTAGTATTAACAGGCCGGATAGAACATATAATAAGTTATCAGTTTCGGAAAGAGAGGTAGGCGGAATACCTAATTCAAGTGAAGATATAAAGCAAGCACACGCATCTGCTATTGAAACATATATAGAAGATTTTGTAGGAGAAAAAGTAGATGGCTATGGCGATGTTTATTTACAAAGAACATTGCAAGACTGGGCTAAATTTGATATAAACAACAGAACAAAGCACGACGCATCTATAAGCTCGGGGCTAGCCTTGATGGCTTGCAATAAGCACAGGTACACTCCTAAAGCCGCGACGCAAAGAAAAGTATATACTTTAGGATTTAAGAAATACAATAACGAGGGAGCTACTTCAAAAATAATATAATAAATGAATGTAAGTACAAACATTAATAGCCCATTTCCTGATCAGGTAGTAAGTGATGCTGAAAAAGCTACACTAGAATATGGTTTGCAGGTATCAAGAGCTATTGAGCAAGAATGGTTTAACTATGGCGGTGCCGGGTCAAACAGATATGCTGCTAACTGGAATAACTTTCATAACCTGAGGCTATATGCTAGAGGAGAACAAAGTGTACAGAAGTACAAAGATGAATTGGCTATTAATGGCGATTTGTCTTATCTTAATTTAGACTGGAAGCCGGTTCCAATACTTTCAAAGTTTTCAAATATTGTTGCTAACGGTATTACTCAAAAGCAATATGATATAACGTCTTATGCACAAGACCCTGAATCTTTGAAGAAAAGAACGGATTACGCGGAAAACATTATGTTTGACATGCTTACGAAAGAAACGAGAAGCATTGCGTCTGAATTAATAGGAACAGATCTAAGTAGATCTGGAATGCCAGATGAGGAGCTTCCTGAATCTATGGAAGAAAGAGATCTTCACATGCAGCTTAGATACAAGCCTGCTATTGAAATTGCCGAGGAAGAAGCTATAAGCACTGTATTAGCTACAAATGAATTCGATTTAACAAGAGCTAGAGTTAACCAAGATTTAGTAAACATTGGAATTGGTATTACAAAGACTACCTTTAATCCAGCAGAAGGCATTGTTGTTGATTATGTGGATCCAGCATATTGTGTTTGGTCCTATACAGAAGATCCTAACTTTGATGATATATATTATGTTGGAGAAGTAAAGTCTATAAGTATACCTGAGCTTAAAAAGGAATTCCCTTATATATCTAATGAAGAATTAGAAAGAATACAGAAATCCCCTGGCAATCGCAGGATGGTAACAGGTCTTCAGAATTATGATTCTAATACCGTTCAAGTTCTTTATTTCGAATACAAAACGTATACCGACCAAGTATTTAAAATAAAAAAGACCGATAGTGGATTAGAAAAAGCTATTGAAAAAACAGATCTTTTTAATCCACCTCCTAATGATAATTTTGAAAGGGTAGCTAGGTCTATTGAAGTATTGTATGAGGGAGCTAAAGTTATAGGAACAGATATAATGCTTAAATGGAATATGTCGGAAAATATGACAAGACCGTTAGCTGATACAACTAGGGTTGAAATGAGTTACTCAATGTGCGCCCCAAGAATGTACAAAGGAGTAATACAATCGCTTATAAGTAAATGTATAGGTTTTGCCGATGTTATACAGCTAACTCATCTTAAAATGCAACAAGTGTTGGCTAGAATGGTGCCTGACGGAGTATTTTTAGATGTGGACGGGCTAGCAGAGGTTGATTTAGGTAACGGAACAAACTACAATCCACAGGAAGCATTAAATATGTATTTCCAAACTGGTTCGGTAGTTGGTAGATCATTAACACAAGAAGGTGATATTAACAGAGGGAAAGTGCCTATACAAGAATTATCTAGTTCTTCGGGTATTGGTAAAATGCAGTCTTTAATTACGGCATACAATTATAACATGCAAATGATTAGAGATGTAACCGGATTAAATGAAGCAAGAGATGGCAGTATGCCAGATGCAAACGCTTTAGTTGGCTTACAAAAAATGGCGGCTAATACATCTAACACGGCTACTAAGCATATACAAAATGCTAGTATACAGATAGCTTTAAGCACTTGTGAAAATATATCATTAAAGATAAACGATGTACTAAACTTCCCGCTTACTAAGAATTCATTAATGAATAGTATATCTACTTTTAACGTTGAGACCTTAAAAGAGATTGAAAATCTTAACTTACATGATTTCGGTATATTCTTAGAAATGGAACCAGATGATGAGGAAAGAGCGGAGTTACAAAAGAACATACAGATTGCTTTGCAAACTAAAGAAATTGATATTGAAGATTCAATAGATATCAATCAGATTAAAAATCTTAAGTTAGCAAACGAAATGCTAAAACTTAAACGCAAAAAGAAACAAGAAAGAGAACAAGCTTTAGTGCAACAAAATATTCAAGCCCAGGCACAAGCAAATGCTCAGGCATCTGAAAAAGCTGCAATGGCTGAAGTTCAAAAACAACAAGCATTAACTGCTGAAAAAGTTGCAATAGAACAGGCTAAATCAAACTTTGAGATGCAAAGAATGCAAACCGAAGCACAGATTAAAAAGGAATTAATGGCAACAGAATTCCAATATAACTTGCAACTTGCGCAAATGAAAGCACAAGAAACAAAAGCTAAAGAAACAGAAATACAAGATCGCAAAGATCAAAGAATAGAAAAAGAAGGAACGCAACAAAGCCAATTAATAGAGCAGCGTCAAACACAAGGATTACCTAAAGATTTTGAATCTGCGGGCAATGACAACTTAGGAGGATTTGATTTATCTCAGTTTAATCCTCAATAAATAAGTATTTAATAATTATATAATATCATATCATGAGTGAAGTAAAAACAGAAGGGTCTTTTAAGATCCAATCTAAGCCAAAGCTAACTGACGAACAGATAGCAGCAAAAAACAAAGAACCATTAGTGGATATTCCCAGTAATGTAACTAAAGTAATAATCCCTAAAGAAGGAACAGATGCCGTTCAAAAGCCAAGCACAGATGAAGTGGATGTACATGAAGCATCCGGAGATGGCAAAGAGGTGGTCGAAGGAACACCCAAACCAGTCATTCAAGAAATTACCGAAGAAAGTAAAGAAGAAGAACAAAAAGAAGTAAAGCCTGAACCAATTGGGGTACAGCCTGAGCTGCCAGAAAGTGTCACTAAGTTAGTAGACTTTATGAAAGAAACAGGTGGTACAATGCAGGATTACATCCGACTAAACACTAATTATGACGATATAGATCGTGATGTTTTAGTAAAAGAATATTATAAAAGTACTAAGTCACATTTAAGTGCAGACGAAATTGATTTTATGATTGATGACAGTTTTGCATTTGATGAGGACATAGATGAGGAGCGAGATATCCGAAGAAAAAAACTCGCATATAAAGAAGAGGTTGCAAAAGCCCGTAAGTTTTTAAATGATACTAAAGATAAGTATTATAATGAGATCAAGTTGAACTCACCTAGTTTATCTGAAGACCAAAAGAAAGCATCGGACTTTTTTAATCGATATAAAGAGGATCAGGAAAGAAACGCCGCTAACCATGAAAAGTTTAAGGCCAATACTAACCAATTACTTAACGAGCAATTCGAAGGTTTCGATTTCAACTTAGGTGAGAAAAAGTTTAGATATGGTATACAAAACGCTTCCCAGGTAGCACAAAAACAATCAGACATCAGCAATTTTATAGGGAAGTTCCTTGGCAAAGATGGTACGATTGAAGATACCGCAGGGTATCACAAAGCGTTGTATGCAGGTGCAAATGCTGATAAAATAGCAAATCACTTTTACGAACAAGGCAAAGCCGATGCTATTAGAGATGTTGTAAACAAATCTAATAACACATCAAGTACAGCTAGAAAAGCTGCACCTATGGATAACGCCAGGTTCGGAGCATACAAAGTAAAATCAGTTTCTGGAGCGGACTCGTCAAAACTAAAAATTAAAAAGTTTAAAAATTAATAACAATGAGTTTATTACCACAATTTGGAACAATAGTTCCATCACAATCGCAACAAGTACTTGCGTCAAATTACCTACAGTGGACCAATAATGGTGCAGGTGCAGGTATCCCTGGAAACTTTGCTGATTTCGCTCAGCAGTACTTACCAGAAATTTATGAAGCAGAAGTAGAGCGTTATGGAAACAGAACGTTATCTGGATTCTTAAGAATGGTTGGCGCTGAAATGCCAATGACATCTGATCAAGTAATTTGGTCTGAACAAAACCGTTTACACATTTCTTACGCAGGATGTTCAACAGGAGCAATCGCTGGAACAACACAAGTTATCAACATCAACCCTGGTGCAACAGCTAACGTAGAAAATGTAATCTCTGTAAACGATACAGTTGTTATATTAGATCCAGCTACTGGAATAGAAGCTAAAGCTATTGTTACATTGTCTACACTTGGTGCAGCAGGAAATATTACTGTTCAAAGTTTTGCAGGACCAGCTCTTACAGGAGCGGGTGGATTAGGATTCACTACTACAGGATTAAAAGTATTCGTTTACGGATCTGACTACGCTAAAGGGTCTAACCCAACAAGAACTAGTGTAGAGCCTGTATTAACACAGTTTTCAAACTCTCCAATCATTATCAGAAACCAGTACGTTGTATCTGGATCAGATACTGCACAAATTGGATGGGTAAATGTAGCAACAGAAGACGGAACTGACGGATACCTATGGTACCTAAAAGCAGAATCTGAAACTCGTCTACGTTTCGAAGACTACTTAGAAATGGCGATGGTAGAAGGAGAAGTGAATGCTTCAACTCTTAACCCATTAACTCAGCCAGGAACTGAAGGTTTATTCGCTGCTATTAATGCACGAGGAAACGTAGAGACTGGATTTACTGCAGCTAACGGATTAACAGAGTTTGATGCTATCCTTAAAAACCTAGATACTCAAGGTGCAATTGAAGAAAACATGTTGTTCTTACAACGTCAGACTGCTCTTGACTTTGATGATATGTTAGCTTCAATTTCTACTGGAATGCAAGGTGGAGTTGCTTTTGGATTATTTGAAAATTCAGAAGATATGGCTCTAAACCTAGGATTCAGCGGATTCCGCAGAGGATCTTACGACTTCTACAAAACAGATTGGAAATACTTAAATGATGCATCTACTCGTGGAGCAATCAATGGAGTTAACTCAATCGAAGGTGTATTAGTACCAGCTGGAACATCAACTGTTTACGATCAAGTATTAGGAACTAACATCAGACGTCCATTCTTGCACGTACGATACAGAGCTTCTCAGACTGATGACCGTAGAATGAAATCTTGGTTAACAGGATCTGTTGGTGGAGCAAGCAACTCAACTCTTGATGCAATGGAAGTAAACTTCCTATCTGAAAGATGTTTAGTAACGCAAGCTGCTAACAACTTTGTACTATTCAAAGGAATCTAAGGATTCAAATAATGTAGAGATAAGGGTGCCTTCGGGCACTCTTGCTTTACTTTTTAAC